AATGAATACCCGCGCAGAATCTATCACGGAAGCAATCAAGGTTTTGTTGGAAGAATCACCTTCTTTGGCAAGCGGTAATGTGTGGCGCTCAAGATTGCGGCCAATACCTGCTGGTTCAAATCTGGCAATCGTTGTCAGATCTGGCAGGGATTTACGCATCAATGAAGCGACAACAATTGGTAATTACTCCCGGCAGGCCATTGTGATGGTTGAAGTATATGCCCGTGGAGACATTCCAGATCAATTGGCAGATCCAGTTGTTAGATCAGTTGTTGGCCGAGTGATGGCTGATACCAGCCTTGGCGGATTGTGTGACGACATCTTGGTGGGGAATAAAGAGCCTGATTGGTCGGCAAGAGATACAGACCTGGTTGCAATCGATCTTGAATTTATTGTGAGTTACCAGCTGCCGGTAGATGAACTGTAAAGGATTTTAGGAATGACAAAAGACACAAAAAAAATATCAGTAGAAGAGCAGTTGCCACAGGCTGGCGGTTCTTATATTCGCAATGAGGATGGCAGCTTGGTTAAAAATGAAGCTGACCCACAAAAAACAACGCTTGCAGAAACTCCTGTAGCGCAAACATCAAAGGACTAGATCATGGCTAACCGTCTGATTCGCAAAACCGCAATCTTGCTCAAAATTGAAACTGTATATGGTACTGATTCGGTACCAACCGGTGCAGCTAATGCCATGCTGGTTTCAAATTTAAGCATTAATCCGTTAAATGCCCAGAATGTTGATCGTGACTTGGTGAGAACTTATCTCGGTGCTAGTGAGCAATTAGTTGGTACCGGATATGTTGAAATGAGTTTTGATGTAGAGATGCAAGGTTCCGGTACTTTGGGTACCGCTCCGGCATGGGGTGCTGCATTGCGTGCTTGCGGATTTGCAGAAGCTATTACCGCTGCAGCTCGTGTTGAATATACGCCGGTGACGGACTCCTTGGAAAGCGCGACCATTTACTGGTATGACGATGGCGTATTACATAAAGGTTTAGGCGGTCGCGGTAGTGTAGAAATTGCAGCCGGAGTTGGTGAGCGCCCGGTATTTAAATTCAAATATATCCTGCTCGATGGTGGCATCAGCGCGGCAGCTAACCCGGCTTTGACTTTAACTTCCTGGAAGCAGCCAAAGGTGGTAAACGATGCCAATACGGGCGACCTTACCTTCGGTGGCACTTATGCAACAGGGGCGATTACTGGCGGTACTGCGTGGCCTTCACGTGGTTTAAATTTGAATGTTGCTAATGCTGTGAATTTCACGCCACTGCTTGGTGGTGAAACCATTGATCTTACACAGCGCGAAATCAGCGGTTCTGTACAGTTAGATCTGACAGCTGCGCAAGAAGTGACGTTTATGGCAGCAGTGAAAGCTAACACACTTGATACGTTGAGTCTGTTGCATGGTACTGCAGCTGGCTACAAGGTATTAATCCACGCACCATCATTCCAGATGGTGAACCCTAGCAAGCAGGAAGTGAACGGTAAGCGCTTAGTCGGTTACGACGTTCGATGCGTACCTGTCAGCGGCAATGATGAACTTCGTATTGTGAGCATTTAATCCATGTTAAAAATTACTCCAAACCCTACATTTATTACCCCTGTTTTTTTGCATGTTGCAGGTGAGACTGAGCCCGCAGAAATAAAAGTTACCTTTAAGTATCTTGACCGAGAGCAGCTTAAAGCATGGCAAAAAAAACACGGCGGCAGGCCGGTTAATGAAGCGCTAGAAGAAATTATTCAGGGCTGGGATGGTGTTGCATTTGACGATGGAAACGCAGCATCTTATTCAGCTGAAAACTTGAAAAAAGTGCTAGTGGCATACCACACGGCTGGCGATGACATTACGCAAGCCTATTTGCGTGAAATCCTTGGTGCTCGAAGAAAAAACTAGAGGCCGCCGCCAGATGGTGGGCAAACGGCGGCCAAGATGAACAGCAAGAAACGGTCGATGCTTTAAAAGCATTCGGCCTGGCACCTGAAATTGAAACTCAGGATTACTTTGAGTTGTGGGATATGAATCTGGAAGCAATGCAGGTATTCAGTGCCTGTAGTGACGACTGGAAGGTGACACCGCAAGGCAAATACAAATCAATCGATAAATTAGCATTAGGGGTTGTGATGGAGATGATGGGGGTAACAAATCGCAAAGAAATGTTGACTGACATTATCGCTATGCAAAATGCTGCGCTAGGGGTCATTAATAATGGCTGATCAACCAAAAATAATCATTAGTGCTGTTGATAATACCAGGGCGGCATTCAGCTCTGTAAAAACTGGCCTTGGCCAGATAGAAGGTGTTGGATCCACACTTAATGGTGTCATTGGTAGATTAGCGCCAGTTCTTGGTGCTGCTACATTTACCGCCTTTGTTAAAGGCGGTATTGATACTCTGGATATGCTGGGTGATCTTAAGGATAGAACCGGGGTTGCCGCTTCAACTTTATCAGGATTCCAGCTCGTTGCAGCACAATCAGATACCAGCTTGGAAGCCTTGGGAAAAGGCTTAAATAAACTCTCTATTTACATGGCAGAGAATGGCGAAGCCGCTGCCAAACTTGGCATTACCGCTAAAGACCCGGCTGAAGCTTTTATTCAGCTTTCGCAATTGCTTTCCGGTATTGAGGATATTGGCAAACGTAATGCCGTAGCCAATAAAGTTTTAGGTAAAAGTTATGAAGAATTACTGCCTGCTTTGTTGCAAGGTGGCGATGCGCTGCGTAGCCAGATAGAGGCTGGTAAAGAGCTGACTGGTGTCACTGATGAGAATGTAAAAAAAGCTCAGGAATTTAATGATCAGCTTGATTTTTTGAAAACTAAAGCCAGCAATGCCGGCGTTGGTATTGCTAGCGATTTGTTGCCATCATTAAATGAAATCACTACCAATTTTATTGAAAACAATAAAAAGGCAGGCTTGTTTTTATCAACATTAGCGACCATTGGTAATGTGGTAAAAATTGCAGCTGTTGGCACAGACCAGGAAAACTTAGAGGAAAGACAGCTTGAGTTACTTGAGCGTATTGGCATTGCTGAAAAGCGCAATGCTGAAACTTCTGAACAAGGGAACAAGGCGGCTCGTGAAAACGCACGTCGTAATTTAATCAATATGCGTAAAGAGCTTGCAGATGTCACTGCACAGCTTGAGGCAAATTATGCAAAAGAGCATCCTCTAGAATCAAAAGTTAAAAATAATAATGCAGCAGTAGAAAGCATTATTAATCCAGACAAAAAATCAACAAAAAAAACGCCTGATGATACCTATGCAAAAGAGTATGCAAAGGATATTGCAGGCTTGATGCAATCGTTCCAGCAGCTGGAAGCGCCGGCTCAGTCTGTTTCAGAAAAACTTCAAGATCAGCTTGATACTTACACAGCGCTGGATGTTGGCGTTAAGTCTTACTTGCAGGGAATTATTGATCAGACAAAAGCCAGTGAGGATTTTGCGGCTGAGCTTGAGCGCACAAACGAAATGATGGAACTGACGCTGCAATATGAGCAAGCGGCTGCTGCGCAATCAAGAACAATTTCTGATGCTTATGATGCGATTCTTCAGGAAACTGAAGATATGAATATTGCCTTGATCAAGGATGATAAAGAGCGCGCGGAGGCACAGTTAAAAATTGAGCATGATCGTCGTGTCAGTCGAATCGCAATGCTTGAAGGTGAGCAGGATGATATAGATTTGCTGCTGCAAGCAGAAGAGGATCGATATTTAGCTGCTCAGCGATCAATTGCTGATAGTGCAAGTAGCTCTAAAGGCTTTATGAAAGACCTTGGCGCTACTTTCACGAGTGCGTTTGAGGATGCGATTGCAGGTGGTGAGAATTTTTCAAATGTATTACAGGGCTTGGCTCAGGATATAGAGCGAATGCTCGCGCGCAGATTTATCACGGACCCACTTATGAAAGGGTTGGATAGCCTAGTCATTAATCCTTTATCTGATTGGTTGGGCGGCATGGTTGCCAATGCCAACGGCGGCGTTTATTCAGGGGCTGGAATTTCAGCCTATTCAGGCAGCATCGTAAGCAGCCCTACTATTTTCCCGTTTGCAAAAGGTACCGGCCTGATGGGTGAGGCTGGCCCGGAAGCAATCCTCCCATTGTCACGTGGCAGCGATGGCAGGCTAGGTGTTTCAGGCGGCGGTAATAATGTCACTGTCAATGTGTTTGAAGCCGCAGGTACTAAAGCCAGCGTGCAGCAGGAGCAGGGTGCTGATGGCAGCATGAACATTAAAGTCATCGTTGAGCAGTTGTATGGCGTGATGAACCGCGATATTTCTCGTGGTACGGGCATTGCACCGACACTCGAACGTCGCTATGGCTTAAACCGTGTTTCTGGAGGTTTTTAATGTCGGCTTTCCCATCAACATTGCCTAAGCCTCAAGCATCTAGTTATAGCGGAAGTGCTGCTCAGTCTTTTATACGGACTGAAATG